CCATCAAGTGGTCTTTCTACTTGCTGATTGCCTCCAGACTCCACAACAGCTCTCCACATTTTAATAGCACCATCAACACCATACTCAGCAGGATTTTGTGCTGCAAAATTCATAAAAGAGTCTACTTCTTGAGGAGCTAATCCTCTTTGTTGTAGTTCGGTCTTTAACTGCATTTCACCTTGCGTTTTTTGTAATCCTTGCATTTGTTGGTTGACAGCTCCACTAATAGAGTCCTGTAATTCTTGGTGTCTGAACTTGTACGATTTAGACTGAGGGTCATTATAGGCTTCCCATGGGTCAAATTCATCTTTTTCTAATGCTACACGTTCAGGTTGCGTTGGTTGACCTTGTCCTTGTACCATACCAGTAATGGTTTGGGTTATATCTGGACGCGATTCCAATAATTGACCTATTTTTTCGTATTGCTTTAGTTGAGAGTTTTCCGCTGCGAGTTTATCCTTTTCACTTTGGAAGTATTTTGCTTGTTCTTCCCAGTTTCCAGAACCCTCTTGCGTATTTGCATTATCGTCTTGCCCTACATTATCAACAGTTTCACCTTCTAGATGTCCGTCTTCATATGCGTTATTCATTATTTGTATTTCCTTCCTGCGATGTCTTTTGTCTATTTTGAGATTCACTACGCAAACGTAATTTCTCAGACTCTAGTTTAACCGCATTTCCTAGCTTGTTAGCAGCTAGCTTGTTTTTGGAGCCATGTTCTAATTCTTGCTCCTTAAGTCTTGATTTAAATTTTTCAACTTCTGTTCTTTGTCTAGATGAAACTGTTTCTCTTTGAGCAGTTTGTAAATCTCCACCTAGTTTTTTAAGTTGCTCTTGTGCTTGACCTAACATACTCTGTAATTTATTAACTTCGTCAGTTCTTTGTAACACTCCTTCTTTATCAAATATATCTGTTTTCTTCAATGCTTCTACCCTATCTATCAAACCAGCTTGATAAGCTTCCATGTATAACTGAAACTCTCCATATTTATTAGAAGGCATAGTAGAACCACCTAATATTCTTATATCAAACTGACCTATAGTTATATCATTTTCTATTGATTGCAATTCGTTAGTTTTGTCATCATACAAACGAGAGTTAACCGTAAATTCATTTATATCATTATTAGGCTGTACTATTCTAAATGTTTTTTTAAATCTATAATGTTGTCTGCTCATATTATATACAACTTGACCTAATCTTTTCATTGAACCTTCAATATCTCTTAATTTAGATTTTGAACGTCTTTGTCCAACATTTTCCATCATCATTGTAGCTGAATAAGTTCTAGGTGCAGCATCAGTACTTCCTTGCATCATTTCGTAAATACCCATATTTAAATCAATGTAACCTTCAATCATTTTAGGTAATGTTAATATACTACCTGATAATGGTTGTGGTGAAGGAAAATGTGGTTCACCAAAAGATGGGTCATATTCAATTGTTGCGTTTGGATTCGCCCAATCTCTTTCTAATTCTTCAATATCAGTAACACTACCTTGAGGAACTAATAATTTTAAACCTGCTGATGCTTGGGCATGTGAAGTAATAAGAGATATTGTTTTATTTAAAAATCTTTGAAATGCTTTATTTTTTCTAACATCACTCATTGGATATGGAGTATTAGTCCATATGTTTGGTACTGGAATAACAGGATATATATCTGTATCACATATCATTTCATATAAAACTATTTGACCAACAGTACATGTTAATTTAATTCTTGGTTGTGTAACTTCTACAAAATCTATAAGTTGTGATTCAATAGCCATTGCAAAATCTCTATCTTCTGCCATTCCAGCAAATTGTTCTTGAGTCATAATTCTTTCATCACCGCTTCTAGAATCTACAACTCTGTAATATGGAACTCTTACTTTTTTGTAATGTTCAAGTAATCTATACTTTTCAATATGATAGTCTTTATCTTTTGTATTGTCTGGAGTAAAACTTTGCATAGTTGTTTTATTAGTTGCATCTGGATAATCCTCTTCTTTACTAAATGTTTCAATTTCGTCTATTAATAATTTTTCTGAATCTTCACCAACTGGTTGACTCATTTGTGGGTATAAATCTATTAATTGTTGTCTAGTTAATATAGTTGATACTATAATACCAGCAGCATCATCAAAATATTTATGTCTTGAATTAGGGTCAACGTAAACTCTGAATGGGTCTACATATGTAAATTTAACTTCGCCTCTACCAAAATCTGCATCTCTATCTAAATATGTGTAAAAGTAACCAAGGCCTGTAACAGCATAATCATGAACAACTTGTTTAAATACTTCATCACCATCTGACTTATCCCAAATGTATTCTAATATAGTTTTCCACACATTAGCTAATTTGTTGTCAGAGTCTTCTCTACCAATAGCACTAAATTTAGGCTGTTTAGAAGTAACAATAGCTTTAAACTGTTCAATAGCAGCATACAATCTATCCATAGGCATTGATGACTGGTTTCTTGAATCTAACTCATCAAGTTCTTCTGCTGAAAAATGATTACCTAAATAAAAGTCAATATCTTCTCTAGCGGCTACATCCCAGTCTTTTCTGGCATCTCTCCACCTGTCAAATAATTCATTTACTTCTTTTACCCTTAAATCTTCTTGTATCATAGTTTATAATATAGTATTATTTCCTAGCTCCAGTCAACCAATTATATGCTTTTCTTGGTTTTGCCCAGGCACCAGATTTACTTTTAACTTTTTTTTTAATCTTTTTTTGACCTTTAGCAAACTGTGTTGCAAGCCAAAATGCATCAATAGTATCATCATGACTTCCTTTTGGAAAATCAAGTAACTCACCTATAAACTCATGCATTTCTTTTTTAATGTGTACAGCGCCAGCTTTAAACATTGGTTGCAAACCTTCAAATAATCTATCCTTTTTCTTTTGATTGTAATTTTTAATACCTTTTTCTATACCAGGTAAAAACATTCCTTCTTTTTTGCTACGTTTCATAACATAATCTCTCAACATTTCTTGATATGCTATAGTTTCTATATTTATTCTTCGTATTGGTTGGTATTGTTTTGTGATTTCAAATATCTTGTCAGCACAGTCCATTGGTAAAACTCGTTTCCTCCAATATTCAATAACGTAGTAATCATAGCTATCAGTAACGCCAATAACCATAATAACACTATAGTCGTTCCTAGTACCAACTGTTGAGGCAGGGTCAACACCAATATATATATTAACGAACTCTTTTCTACCATCATCAAGTTTAATGTACCACGAATTGTATTCATTATCGAACCTAGCATACCCTTTGTATTGTGCATTATTTATATCTTCCTCACTAAAAATTTGGTCTTCAGGAGATTTAGCTTGGTTCATATATTCTTGATAAAACTTAGCTGGTGTTCCTGAATCTATGTAAAACTGTTTACGTTCTTCTAATTTTTTTATAGGCCATCTAGAAGGCCATATAGGTTCTCCGTCTTCTAAAGCTTTTCTTGTAAATACTTCCCAAGCAAATTGTTCTCCTGTTTTTTTACATTCTGCATCTTTAGTCACTAACCCATTTAAAAAACTATCATAATGAACAATTGTACCATTACACCATAAAAAACCTTTTTTATCAAAATCAATAGCTGGATATACTGCTGCTGTTACCCATTCTTTAATTTGTCTTCTAGAATCAGGAGTTTTTGTATTTAGCTCTGATTCAAAGTCATCAAGTATAATTCCAGTGTATCTTGTTGAATTTTGTTTTTTACCCCTTAATCTTTGAGAAGTACCCTTACCAATCATTCTAGAACCGTTTTTTAAGGTAAATTCATTTTTTGTCCACTTATCACCTTCTAAATCACCAAAGTAATAATGTACAGCTGGATTGCTATATATATGGTTTTGAATCCAACCAATATTATCTACTGCTTGGTCTTGTGCTTCTCCTATCCACGCAATAAACTCAGGAGTTTCTTTTGTAGCAAATAAAAGTTTATGTAATATTGCAGTAGCAGCTAAAGTAGACTTTGCATGGTCTCTAGGTAAAACTAATGCTAACTGTTGTTTTGTAGGGTTAAGTAATAATTTTCCTACGTTTACATGAAAACCAGGTGTAGCTGAGGCTAAAAAATCTTGTGGGCTAAATAACTTACCAAATGTAATTAAATCATTGTAAGCTAAATGAAGGGTTTCTTCATTTTTACTAACATTGCCATTAAGGTTAAGATTAGCCATTAATATGTTTATATTTAATATTCAGAATTTGTAGGAGGTATTGTAAGAGTTTGCAGCAAACTATCTAAAACATTTGCTGAATTTTCTTCTTTTGAATATTTCGCCATATTTAACCAATTTGGGTTTAACATGTTTCCAGAATTAAAATCTTTAAGAGCTTTTGAATTATTTTGCATATCTACTTTTTTATTTACATTAGTTGAATCATAAGGGTATTCATTTAAATTTGTTATCATTTTTGCTAGTATTGGTCCAAACTTATCTGATATAGCTTGAGTTCCTATATAATGTCTAAGAGCATCTCTTTCATTATCTTGAAAACGAGGTTCAAAGCTATATTCTTCGTCAGGACTAGCATTAAAAGTTTCTTTTCCAAACAATTTTAATAAACTGTCTAATGTACTTACTGTAGTCTCAGGGTTTAAATTGTCTAATATAGTTCCTTGATATGTTGTTTGATTCATATTAAAAATCCTTTATAATTTCAAAATGAGGAAAATCATCAAAGTTGTTGTCGTCTACCTCAAAGTTTTTGTTCCAATCACCACCCCAACGTATATTTATTTCCATAGACTGAGCAATGCCCAAGACAAAGCCAGCAAAAAGGTGGAAACGCTCTCTATCATCCCAATCAATAGGATAGGGAACAACATCAGCAGCCATAGAAGGACTAGCATTGTGGCGACCTTTAGGATATTTAACCTTTGTTCTTTTCTTTTTAAATGCTTCGTCTTGCTCCTGTTGATTTCTATGCCCGCAAATAACCGAACAATCAACATGTTTAATAACTTCGTTAAATAAATCTTGCAAATCTTCATGACATGTTTCAAGGTTGTTTCTTGACCTACTTCCAAATTTTGGCATAATTACTCCTTATTGCACTTACACTTAAAATTATTAGCTAATAGTGCCATTTTTTCTAATAAATTAAGGCGAGACTTAATTTCTTTAACTTCTGTATCTAATTCATTATCGTCAAACACATATGACATAACTTTATCTAACTTCCAAAGCTTAGCTAGTTTAGTAGCAACAGAGTTTATAACCATTTTAGTTAATATCATTCTAAGTCCATAAGTATATCTTCTAATCTGTCAAACCTATCATCTAACTGTGTTTCTATCTTTGCTACACTAATTTTTAAGTTAACTATACTTTCTTCATTAGATTTTACTCGTTTAACTACTTTTATTTGCTCAGTGTTAATATTTTCTACTTTATTAGAGTTAACACCATAAGATATTGCTGCACCTATTAAAACTGATGCTATTGTTAGTATTGACCCTAATGAAATCTTTTTATCTATCATTTTCTTTTCTTAGCTGTTTTAGCTGACCTTTTAAATGCTTTAGCTGTAGGTGCGCCTTTTGTTCCTGGTTTACGCATTTTTTCATTACTACCCGCTTGTATTCTTCTTCGTTTAGCATTTATGTTAGCATATAACCCTGGTTTCTTTTTTACCATTTTTCTTTATTAGCCCAGTAAGCTGCCGACATTTTGCCTTTAGCTATATTTTTACCATGCCTGGCCTTAAAAGATTTCCTTCTATTTTTCTGACGTTGGGATTCACCTGCTTTAGGCTTTCCTGCGGTCTTAACACCTTGTTGTCCAAATCTTATAGTTTTTACTTTGTCGCCTTCTTTAGCGACTACAATATGTGACTTTTTAGAATGACCAGGTGTACGTTTAGGTTTGTTATAACCACTCACTCCTGCTCTTCTTAATCTTGAATCTTTAGTCTTCATGCAAGTCCACCCTCAGTTTCGCTGCCATAAATATACAAAATATTATCATCTAAATCAAATTCTGATTTACAAGCTGGACATTTCCATGAATCTACATCACCATTTTCTTCTAAGACACCAATTCTTTTACTACAAGTTTCATCGTAATAAAGATTTTTTTCGCATACAGGACATAGGTCATTGTTGCCAGAAAGTTCACTCTTTTTCTTTATGTGCAAGTATCTTCGTTTCCCCACCTTTAATTGCCTCCAGTTGTTCAGGACTAAACCCAGCCCATACAGTTAATTCTTCGCGTTTCTTCTCTGTTTCAAATAAACCAGACATTTTAGCTAAAGCATCTAGACTTCTAAGCTTATCTTGGTCTCTTTCTGATATATCAGCTATATCTTTATACTTTTGTATAATATACTCAGGTGTTACACCTTCTTCTTTTAATATTACAGATATTTCTTCTTTTACCATGTTTAATACCTTTTCTTGTTGCAACAATTTACTCGCTGCGTTTTTAATATACTGTTTAGCACTAGCTTTTGGGTACACACGACTATATGCTTCCTCCATATCTATCCCTGCCGCTACATATTTAGCAAATAACAGCTTTTTAGAAGATAACTTAGTTGAACGTATGTTTTTTATTGTGTCATAATTACCAGAAAACGTATAAATGTTCTCTGCAACGCCATTTTCACCTAATATCTTAGCATTTTTCTGCTTACACACAAAACTACCGCATATTGTGCGCACACACTTACGTTTTTCTTGGGAGTTTGGCACTGTAATATAATATACCTTAAGTATTTGTACAACATGATGGTCATCTGTTAATACCCAATCACCTTCATTTGAATTACGCCAATCACCTTTAGGCGTTAAAGCACCTTGAAAAGCACAGAACTCTTCTTGATTGTCATATAACCTATGTTCTACGCCTTTTATCTTTTTAAATTCCACAAAAATAATATACATTAAATAAATACCCATTGCTTATAATATTTATTTGTATTAATATTAGTGCGCTATATGGGTTGGCTAGACGCTTCTAGCATATAGTAATAAAGTTGACTACTAGAAGGGGATTAGTTACACAGTCAAAAGCAAGTCGAAAGTAATTGAGCTAGTAACAGAAAAGATTACTCTACCATAAGAAACAGGCTCCGAAACAGCTATATGGGAATTGAGACTAATCTCTTTATTTATTATAAGGGGATTAGATAGTCTCTACCCAAAACTCACCAAAACAGCTATATTAAACTATAGTAACAAAAAAAATACAAAACTTTTAAAAATAATATTAGAATGCGTGTGAGGGTTTCTTATGGCAATACCCCCCCTATGATGTGCCTGTACTACCCTTGACTTTACGTTGAAAATTTGGATTTTATATTGAATAAATTATAATAAATCGTAATTTTTATAGATATTAAAGTAAAAGATAAGCCCCAACCATTTCTAGTCGGGGCTTTTTTTGTGGGGTTAGTGTGGGGTTTGTATAGTGCGAACTATGGAAGACTTGGTAGTACATCACCACTTAGTTTATCTATTACTATATGGTCTGCGAACTCTGCGGTCGTGCTTGGTGTCTTGACATACCATATATGATTTTTTTGATATACTAAGTAATTTAATCTATAAACCTCTGATGCTTGGTTCATTCTTTTTTTAGTAGTAGGTGTTAACCACCCGCCACTATTTAAAACTACATACCTATCATTGACCACTTGAACGACTGCGGTATTATGAAACGTTACTATCAATCTAGACTGTTCAGTTTCTATTGGTACGTTTGCTACTGTTGTTCTATGTGTTCCTATCATTTTATATACTCTCTTTCTGTTATACTCTTTATTTATAAGTTATCATTAATTACATTTGGTAAGTTTCAAAGAATCTATCCGCTTCTTCTTCACCAAATCTTTTATTTACTACATTGCATATAATACCAATTATATTGTGTCCAAATTGGGTACCAATTAGCTCTGCACACTCATCTTCAAGTTCTTCAAGTGTTGCCGTATTTATATTCATTCTAGCCATTTTTATCTCCTTTTATTAATTTATTATTATTTAATTGATTCTATCAACATCTTAAGACGTCCAACACAATCATTATATGCGCTTATACAACCGTTAATATTCTCAATTTCTAGGTCTATATGATACGCATCAACGTCTACAACCTCATTTCCATATTGGTCTTTAATTACGTCCACATCTACTTCTTCACGTTTTTTATATTTACTTTTTAATAAATACTGCATCGCTTTTTTATCATCTTCTAATCTGTTAATAACTGCCTGCAATTTTCTTTTAATCATTTTGTTTTTCTCCTTTATTATAAAAGTTATATGGGTATAATGACTGCTTAAGCATTACAAGTTTCTTTTTAATGTGTCTTGCTTCATCTATCCTACCTTCAAAATGCGATAAACTTTGTGATGCTTGTGCTTCATCGTATATATCCTGATAATTATGGCTAGCTTTAGTTATTAGTTGTATTTCTTTTTTATATTGGACTATATCATATTCTATGCTATCCACTACTTCTTTTAATTTTCTTTTAATCATTTTTTTCTCCATTGTTATTTATTGTTTTTTGTTCGCACTATTAATATAATACATTTATATATATTTTAATATATTTATTTATGTTGTTTATTAGTATATAATATGATATATTTTTATTGTTCTTCGGGACACAATTATTTGAAAAATAAAAAAAAGAAAGCGAGATAAAATGGAAAATAAAATAGTAAGACAATGCGTTCAAGGTCTTATTGACGATAGTAAAATGATAGACACATTATGTACACAATTAGAAACTGAAAGAATAAACCTAGTCAAAGTTATTACTGACTTAAATGATAATAGTAGTGATGTTAATCATAGAAACTTAATTGATGATTTAATGAACGAAATAAGGGAAGTACAAAATAAAATACAAGATGCAAGAAGTGGTGCAGAGGAAGCTAAAAGTAACGCAGACTATGCTTGTGATGATGCAGACGATGCAGATGGAAAATGTGATGATGTTTTAGATATGTGTAGAGACTTAATTAAAGACATAGAATCTAAAGAAGTAAAAGAAGAAATAGAGCAAACACAATATAAAGAAGTAACAGAAGATACTAATAACTAAACTAGAGAGGACTAAAGCCCGTACATTAATTTGTGCGGGTTTTTTTATATCAATATGAATAAGAAAATAAAAGAACAAGAGATTAAAAATTTAAAAGATGCTAAAGAAAAAGGTGAAGTATATATTAGCCCCGAAATAGTAGCTCCAATTAGAATTGAAGAGTTATTTCTAAAAGCACTACAACAAAGTATTGAAGAAGACAAAAGGAAAGGAAAATAATATGAGTAAAGTAAAATTTAAAAAAACAATAAAGAAAATAGAAAATATATGTTTGGATTATTCTTGGGGTAGTACAGAAAGAGAAGAAAAAGAAATAACATATAACATAGAGGTTAATGCAATAAAACAATATGGTTCATTTGAAATGTATTGCGATAATGATGAAAGTTATTATGCAGAGGGCGGATTATGGTTCACGCGTGGAGTACTTACAGACTATGATGGTATATTTGATTTGCCTAGTATAATCAAAGAACAGTTGAAAGAGTGGGGTTTTGATACCTCAGAAATGGAGTAAAGTAAAATGGAAAAGAACATAGAAAAAATGAGAGAAGAGTTCAGTGAGGGGTTAGAAAAATATCTTACTAAAAATAAACATATGGAAGAAATGTCTAAAAAAGATTTACTTAATTGGATATTTACTGAATATGTAGTTAACCATAAACTTGAAGGTGTAGAAGCATTGCTAGGATTAACACAATCATACGAAAAAGGCAATGTTTTTAACTTTGAAGAGATAGAAGTAGTTGGTGTATGGAATCACGATATTTATGGTACATTAAGAGGCGATGAAATGATGTTACCAAAAAGTAGTCAATACCTTAATCTATACAATAATGATAAAGAGCTGGACAAATACAGAGAGGTAGGTAAATAATATGTTAAAGAAAAAGAAAGTAATAGACGGAATATGTGCAACAGAATATAAATGTGAATATAATTGCGGTCAAGATGCAACAGAAACAGAAATATCAGAGACTCCATATGGTACTTTCATATGTGGCGATATAGAATGTTGGAATGAATTTATGTTGTGCGAAGTTTGGTCTCCACTTGATGTAGAAGAAATTGAGGTAGAAGCTTGTGATGATTGTGAAGAAGAAATAGAAGAATGTTATTGTGAAAGTGAGGAAGAATAGTATGAAAGTAACAATTAATTTTGACGGATTTAAAAGAGCATTTCAAAGATATGGAAGAGGCGAACAATTTTCATATGAGGGTTTAGAAGCATTATTTGAACATATAGAATTATTAGAGTCAGATATGGGAGAAGATATAGAACTTGATGTGATTGGTCTTTGTTGTGAATATACAGAATATGATAATCTACAAATATTTCAAGATGAAAACGGAAAAGAGTATGAATGTATTGAAGATATAGAAAACGAGACAGTAGTAATACCAATTGACAAAGAATCATTCATAGTAGTTAATTTTTAGAAAGGGGCAAATAATATG